CGGGAAACACCCGTTACATCATTAAGCTGTACCTATGGCATCAGCACTAAAAGATAAATTAAAATAAGTTGTGGTAGACCACACGCTACCACCAGCTTCAACGTCATTACCAAAGATGGCCCAAACATAGCTATTTTGGTCACCGTCATATTCTCCACGATCAATCTTCTGTATAGGCAACCTATACTTTAAGTCCATCGTTGAATTGTTATCCAGGATAAAGTCTTTGGCAAGCACGATCCTTCCAATAGTCAATTGAAAATCAATCACTATCGAAGGGTCCCATCCAATTGGGGGATTAGCAGGGAATGAGATACCGCTCCACTTCTTTGATGTCTTAATCAAGAACACTTTGAACCTTTGAGTCGCAACACCAGGATTAATATTTGTTATTGAACAACCAACAGTACCACCACGAAGAATAATGTTACCAACGAAACTAGTCAAAACACCAGTATCTGGAGGAATAAAACCACCAGCAACAGTGTAAAACTGATTACCCCCTATCCTAATAGCAGGTAGAATAGTTGTTTGATATTGATTGGCAAAAACAGGAGTAGTAGAATTAGTATTCAATGCAATATTAGATCTGTAATGAGTAGACTGTAAAGTAGAATCCCAAAGCATTCTCTTCCATTTACGTCCAGTTACACGTTTAGAACGGAACGAAAACGTATGTCCAGAACCCGCCTTTGATGTAAAAGCTGAAGTCTTACGACCTCTACGTCGAAAATTACGACGTCTCTTGAAACCTCCTCTACGAGGAGCATGAACACGCTTACGTTTAAAAGACATCGAGCGAATTGTAAGTATTACCCAATGAGCTCTGGGGTATTTATAGAAAAACTTATGCCGTTTAGGTCGCTTCGCTCCCTCAAGGCAAGATCGCTTCGCGACTTGGCGCGGGCCTCCGGCCCTTGGCGCAGTGAACCCCGCCTGCGGCGACCCTACGCGGCTGCAGTCGGCGCCTGATCGGCGCCTTCTCAGACGAGAGTCATTAAATTCCTAGGATTTTTGGAAATCTCACACTTTATTCATAACATATGCTCGATTACAATCCTTCTTTCTAAAGCAGGAACCTGAGGATTAACCTCATCACCCCACTTGAACAACTCACGCGGATGAAAATTACTAGTTACAATGAAATTAGTAGCGTACAGCGCTACCATTCCACCTTTATTCTCCACAAGACACTTATAACGATCAAACCAACGCAACAAATGGTTTATATCAATACCATTTGGTCCGAAATCATCTATGATTACATCTTTCTGACAAAGATAACCATTCCACCACTTCGTTCTTGGCTCTTTGACATACGCCTCTGGAAGAGTCGCATGTGCTAGTCGAGATTTACCCACCCCAGGTGGTCCATAGAACCACTTGACGGTAATGTCGGGACGCTCGATGGGGGGATAGATGGAAAGGGCGTTTCTGAGCATGTTAGATCCATGGTGGATCCATACGTGGGGCTCGGAATCGGCGAATTCAACCAAGCCCGGATCTCCTCGTCGGACGGCAGCCATGAACGATCTGGAGACATCATCACGGTCTCTTGCAGGGACACGGCCTTCATTGAGATGACCTCCTTCTGTAAAGTCTCCACCTTTAGAGCAATACTCTCGATTTTGTCGAGCAGTACCTCTTGAGCTCTCGATATGGCACCTAGATGAGAGCTTATTCCGAACATAAAGGAAAGTACGCCTTCTACGGAGCGAGACATATCCTTGGAGATGAGGGGTACCGGACTCACCGATTTCCTTGCCGATGATGAAGTACTTGCCTTCATCTTCGCAGAAGCTATGGACAGAGGAGTATTCTTCCTCGTCATAGTTGTTAAGAGTAAAGCAGAAATGAAAGTATTGAGGTTGGGAAGGCATATCAAACAAACATCGCCATAAGGCCTTAAATAGATGAGCGGAGGCGCAGGGCACCGGGGGTAATACTTACCCCGGTGCTGTGCGCTAACCGAAATTTTTTGTACAAATGGCGGGAAACACCCGTTACATCATTAAGCTGTACCTATGGCATCAGCACTAAAAGATAAATTAAAATAAGTTGTGGTAGACCACACGCTACCACCAGCTTCAACGTCATTACCAAAGATGGCC